TCGAGGAAGAACAAGGACGGAGTTCGGTGGGGAGTGAAGTTGAGGGATGCCGTGAATCACATGGAAACATTCCCGACACCCCGAGCATCCGAATACAAAGATTGTGGAGCAGTTGGGAGCAAGAGTCAGATTCACATGGACAATCGATCATACCTGTGTGCCAAAGTGAAAGATCCCCAGAAACCATCTGGAAAGTTGAACCCCGTGTGGACAGAGTGGTTGATGGGTTACCCAAAAGAGTGGACAGAATTAAAGGACTAGGCAATGCTATAGTTCCTCAAAATGCCATGATAATAGCAAATGCAATAGAAAGGTCTTTATAGTTTTGTGGTTGGGATGCCTCCATATAGAGTGCGATGGTGGAATATCGTTTCTTCAATGTTGTAGATGTCTTGATAAATCATGCCCACAGTTTTCAAACAATTTATTATTGTTCACATGGCTTATTAAGGGGAATGTTAAATCCTGTAATTAACAATGACAAAATCTACGAAAATCCACCATATATACTTTTATGGGAGATTATGTAATAATGAAAGAAAAGGAGAGTGTAATGGAACAAATTCACTTAGAAGAAACTCAACTAGAACACGAGCCTATTTTTAGAGAAGATATAACTTGGAATCAAGCCGTGTGTAAAATTGAGAGAGTTATCAATGATGTTTGTAAGGAATACGAAAAAGACGGACATCCTTACTATTCTGATGTTTTATTGAGACATTGGAGGAGAATCTTGAAAGGTTAAAAATGTTTAAGGCTATGGTTTTGGTTTGCTCTTTGGTTCTTGGATCGGCAGACGAGCAGAGATGTATTGAATTACATGACACAGAAGCTCCGAATGGTTACATAACTGAAGAGAAATGTATGGATAGAATACATGAAATCGCAAAGATGTTAACAACCATCGTGCCTTATCCGTATCAACTAAAATATAAATGCGAAAGAACAATGAGGAGGACAGAAGTGAAACCAAGCACATTAAAAATGTTAAAAGAGGCAAAAAGTAAAAAATACGATACTCAATTTATAAACTATAAGAACGCAGAATCACATTATATAGAGGTTTACACAAACATAAAAAGAATAATAAAAGTTGAGGCAACAACAGAAAAACAAGCGATAGCTAGAGCCTTGAAAAAAGAAGAAAACAAAAACTCTTGGAAAAATCTTGGTTATGTGTTTGTTGATTCAGATTACAACATAGTTAAGGAGAAAGACTATGAGGCTTATAGACAGAATAATCAGAAAATTTGAAGAAGAAGCTATCGTGTTTGCGTCAGCAGGTATGGAAAAAGAAGCACAAGAGTCAAGAAGATTAGCTTCTAAATACACCGAGATGAAATACAATGGACACACACATTCAATTAGATCGGAGATAAAAGATGAATAAAAAAATGGAATTAGGAGAAGATTGGGAATATGAAAGAGGAGGAGAGCAATTTGAATATGAAAAAGAAGAAGTCAAAACGCATTGCTTACCTAAATGCCCGAGATGTCAAGGCACACTACAGACTGTTAANATACATGGTCATGAGCAATGTGTTNTGTGCCATAGTGTTGTGGACGATTGTTGTCAGGGGTCACAATTAAAATGAGTGACAATGTAATACAATTCCCTTATAAAAAAATGAAGAGAACNGCTGAACCCGTACCTACAGTATGTAAGTTGGCTGCAGATCAATTTGAACAAATNATNATTCTTGGAACTACCAAGAGAGATAAAATGGTTCAAATGATAACTACAATGAAAGATCCAGCCGAGGTGCTTTGGCATCTCGAGTCTGCAAAATTTGGAATCATGCATGGACTTGAGGAGGAGGAGAACGATGAATAAAAAGAATGGAAAAAAAGACATACACATTGTCGGTGGAGATAACATCATCCATTTTCCCAAATCATCCACATCTAGCCGTAGCCGTGGCAAGAAGGATGTGGAGTCTAGGTCACGATACACAATCCATTTCGAACCAGATTGGGACACCGATGAAGAAGATCCTTCAGATAGCAAGACTTGAAGAATGGAAAAGAGAAAAACGGAATTGTCTTGAGGGAAGTGGTGGCTATTGGGGACCTTTTTTAACGACAGAAGAAGAAAGTGAACTACCCGAATCAGATTGGAGCGGGACAGATCATCCTGATGCAGTTAAACCAGAAGAACCATACAGAGGAAAAATAAGAGAATATTCATCAGCGAGTTCAACATTAGCTTGGATAGATGAGGTATGAAATGAGGGGAAATAAATGTCATTTAAATATAAAACAAAGCCTTATGAACACCAAGAAGAGGCTTTACTTAAAAGTTTTAATAGAAAAAACTATGCCTATTTTATGGAAATGGGGTGTGGTAAATCAAAGGTTTTAATCGATAACATAACCTGGTTATACGAAAACAAAGATATAGATACTGCGATTATCATAGCACCAAAAGGTGTGTATATGAATTGGAAGAACTCGGAGATTCCAACTCACTTACCTGATGATATACAAAAAAATGTTTATGTATGGAAAGCAAGTGCAAATAAAACTGAGAAAGCGATACTTGAAGAGAGTGTAAAAACTAGGGATAAGTTAAGAATTTTATTAGTTAATGTTGAAGCTTTTGCTACTGCAAAAGTTATTAAATACTTAGAGGCATTTATACATAGAAGTAACTTTATGTTGGCAGTAGATGAATCAACAACTATCAAAAACATAAAAGCTAAAAGAACAAAATCAGTGTTAAGACTAGGAGAGTCAGCCAAGTATAGAAGAATACTAACAGGTTCTCCAATTACACAATCTCCTATGGATTTATATTCACAATGTTATTTTCTTGATAAAGATCTTTTGGGTTTTGATAGCTATTGGTCGTTTCAAGGAAGATATGCCATAATCAGACAAACTAGGATAGGTAATCACAGTTTTCAACAGATAGTTGGTTTTAGAAATTTAGAAGAACTAACAGACAAACTATATAACTTTTCTTACAGAGTTACGAAAGAACAAGCTTTGGATCTACCAGAGAAGATCTACACAACAAGACAAGTTAATTTAACATCAGATCAAATCAGACATTACAATAGCATGAAAGATGTAGCCGTGGCATTTCTTGAAAGTGGCGATATGGTTACTGCACCCGAGGTCATGACTCGGTTACTTAGATTACAACAACTTTTGTGTGGCTATCTTGTAACAGATGATGGAGAAACTGTTGAGATAGCAAACCACAGAATAGATGCTATGCTTGATACGATACAAGAAATGGATGGCAAAGTAATTATATGGTCTAGGTTTCGTCATGATATTAAGAAGATCAAGAAAGCTTTGGATAAAATCTATGGATCGGGTTGCGTGGTCACATATTATGGAGACACCTCACAAGAAGACAGAGACAAAGCCATTGATAGATTTCAAAATGATGAGGATACAAGATTCTTTGTGGGTAATGCACAAACTGCGGGAAGAGGTTTGACACTTACTGCAGCCACGAATGTTATTTATTACTCAAACGATTTTAATCTTGAAACTCGAATACAATCAGAGGACAGATGTCATAGAATAGGACAAAAGAATAATGTGTTGTACGTTGACTTGGTTGTTCCTGATAGTATTGACGTACATATTGTAAAAGTTTTACAATCAAAAATTACTTTAGCAGGTAAGACATTAGGGGAAGAAGCTAGAAAATGGTTGAAGGTATCACCAAAAAGGAGTGACTGATGGCTAGAAGAGCCGAAAAACTTACAGGCACAGCAGGAGAACTTTTCACAGCATTTGAACTCACAATGTTAGGTGTTGAATGTGATTTGATAAAGCAAGATGGCACAGATGTTGTTGCCGTAAAAGGAGATGGTCTTTTTATGGCTCAAAGAATAGAAGTTAAAACAGCCACTTTTGTTGATAAAAAACATTGTTATTGTTTTTCAACATCAAAAGGCAAACCAAAAAGGGCATATACTAAAGATGATTGTGATATTTTAGCCTTGGTATCATTACCACAGAGGAACATTCAATTTTTACCTGTGGGTTGTTTACCTGGTGTAACTAAAAAAATTCATATCAACACATTTGAGAGGGATAGAAACTTAATAAAAAGATCTTGGGAATATTCCTTGAAAAAAAGTATGGAAGAAAGTAAGAAGATATTTGACAATATACAAAATAATAGGCATAACTAAGAAAAGGGAGAATAAAATGGATCCAGATAAATGGAAATCAGTAGCAGTTCCAATTAAGACATGGAATATGTTAAAAGAATTGTCGGAAGACAATGACAGGTCAATAGGTGGTCAAATATCTTTTCTCACAAAGCAAGAATTTTTGTGGAAAAAGAGTGAAAACAAATCTATTGACAATCTTAAAGCTAGGGGTTAAAACCCTAGAACCAATACCGAAGGGTATAAACTTTAACGAAGAAGGAGAGAACGATGAGTGATGTGTATTCACTATTTGAAGAAGAGGCAGCTAACCCTCAAGCATTTAATAAAGTTAGCGAAGGAGAGACTTCAAAACTCTCTTCATTAATTAGGCAATCAATCGATCTTAATACAGAGATCGATCTTGCTGAAAAACATCTTAAAGATTTACAACAAAGAAAAAGAACTGTTGATGAGGAAGACATTCCATCATTAATGGAACAACTCGGTGTTGAAAGTCTTACTGTTGATGGCAACAAAGTTTCCATAGATAAATTTGTATCAGCTAGAATTCCTGATGATAGAAAGGAAGAAGCATTCAGTTTCATTCGTTCTATTGGAGAAGGCGATATTATCAAGAACGAAGTTGTTGTCGGCTTTGGTATGGGTCAAGACAATGTAGCGGGAGCCGTGGTTGATGATTTACGCAATCAAGGTTTAGCACCTGCACAGAAGACTCATATACATCCAATGACATTAAGAACTTGGGCGAAGAACCGAATAGAAAATAGTAAAGAAATAGACTTTGATCTGTTCGGTATTTATGTAGGCAATCGTGCAAAAATAAAGGGAGCAAAATAATGAAAAATGCAGTTGCGGAAAAACAAGCTACTGATGTAGCACCTTCTACTCTTTCATCTTTATTAGAGGAAGAGGCAGGAGCAGGACTAGAGAACTTTAACACAGAAGATATGCAGATACCTTTTATTAGGATTCTACAAGCATTGTCTCCACAGTTAAACAAACAAGATAGTTTGTATATTAAAGGTGCTGAACAAGGCGATATCTTTAATACTGTATCTCAACAAGTATATAAGGCAGATGATGGTGTAATCGTTGTGCCTTGTTTCTTTGAGAAAAAGTTCTTGGAGTTTGCACTTAGATCAAGTGGTGGTGGTTTTATAAAAGAACTAGCACCTGATGATAAGGACATAACATTAACAACAAGAGAGGGTGCAGCCGAGATCTTACCTTCGGGTAACGAGCTTGTTAGAACTCATCAACATGTTGTTATGGCTATGGATCCTGAGACTAAGTTAGGATCTCCTGCTATTCTTGACATGAAAAAGACACAATTAAAAGTGTCTCGTAGATGGAATACATTGAAGAATGGTATTAGATTACCTTCGGGTAAGCCTATGCCTTTATATGGTACTGCATGGAATATTCAAACCATTGCAGAAAGTAATGATCAAGGTAGTTGGTACAACTATAAAGTTGAACGAGAGTACAACATTACAAAAGAACTTGAGGCTATGATGCTTGAGGCTAGAACTATGTATCAAAGCTTTAGAAAAGGGGAGATTAAAACGGCTTCTGCTTCTGCTGATGAAATGCAGACTGCACCAAAGGATGACGAAATACCGTTTTAATTAATTTGAGCCGTGGCTGGTCCTCCAAGCCACGGTTTCTTTTTTTGGAGTGAAGAGTGAATTTAGCAGAAGAATTATTACAGGCTTTTATTGGTTTTAGTACGGCACATGGACAGACAGAAGTATCTCAAGAACGTACCGCAGGAAAACAAAAAGCAAAATCATTTATAGTAAGAAACCCTCTTACATTAGAATTAATAGAAGGACATATCAACGGCACTAAAGGTGTTGGTGCTATACCTATTAATGAAGAGAACAAGTGTAAGTTTGGTGCTTTGGATATAGATCAGTATCCTTTAGATCACAATAAATTAGTAGACAAGTTGGCAGAACTCAAAGTTCCGTGTATCGTGTGCCGTAGTAAAAGTGGTGGTGCACATATATTTTTCTTTTTTAAGGAGTGGATGAATGCAGGAGATTTTAGGGATAAGGCTGCGGAGATTTCTTCAGCACTTGGTCACGGCAGGTGCGAAATATTCCCAAAACAAGAACAGATTCTTGTCGAGAGAGGTGATGTTGGTAACTTTATCAATCTTCCGTATTTTGATTCAGAGCAAACTCTCCGCTATGCGATCATCAGAAGAGAGGGAGATTATGTCGAGGCATCGTTGTCCGAATTCATCGAAGAGATCCACAAGGTCAAGACGTTACCTAAAGATTTTTTAAGTCTACCAATAGGTGGACCTGTTGATTTACTTCCTAATTATATTCCTTGTTTAAGAACTAAGTTAGCTATCGGTGTATTTGAAGGAGAAAGAAATAGAACTGCTTTTCATTTAGGAGTGTTCTTGCAAAAGCTTGATCCTGGAAATTGGAAAGCAAAGTTTGAAGAACATAATGTAAGAGATTTTAATCCTCCTTTGTCAGCACAAGAAGTTGTGGCTATACAAAATACATTAGAGAAAAAAGAATATCAGTATCTTTGTAAAGAAGAACCCATGTCATCACATTGTAATCAAGGTGTATGTCGAACAATGAAGTTAGGCATAGGTGCTACATCTATGCCAACAATAAGCGGACTTTCCGTAATCTTATCAGAGCCAAGATTGTGGTTTGTAGACATAGGTGGTCAAAGATTAGAGATAACCACAGAAGAACTACAAGCACCTAGATTGTTTCAGAGAGCATGTATGGAGCAATTAAAAGTAATGCCTCCTAAGTTAAAAGATGCTGATTGGGAGATGACAGTTAACGAACTCATGGAGAAATGTAACGAAATACAAGTCCCCGAAGAATTAACATATAAAGGTCAGTTTGTATCAATACTCGAATCATACTGCACAGGTAGAGTTCAAGCACAAACTTTTGAAGAGGTTATGTTAGGTAAGCCTTTTACTGAAGTAGAAGAAGGTAAAACATATTTTAGATTAGATTCTCTCATGGAATACATGAGACAGAAAAAGTTTGATAGCTACACGAGAGCACAAGTACAAGAAAGATTGAAAGAAATAAACAATGAAGAAAGTTCTATAGTTAAAAAATTCAAAACATCGGCAGGTAAATGGAAATCCGTTAGAGTTTGGTGGATACCTGAGTTTGCCTCTGAGGTTGAAGTTAGTGATCTAATTGTCGAGCAAGAGGAGGTTCCGTTCTAATGGAAGTATTAATAGCTTTTTGCACAATCATAGTTGAGGAATGTAGATACAAAGGTGGCAAGGGCAAGTGTAGCTTTTGGAATCCTGGTGTAGTTTTCAAAGATATGGACGAATGTACCAAAGATAAAAAACTTATAGAAGATTACGTTGTTGAAGAGTTGTGGAGAATACACCCAGAGGCAGTCAAAATATATGCAAAGGGAGTGTGTTTTAAAAAGGGAGATATAGAAGATGATAAGTAAATGGGCGAGAACAAGAGCTAGATTAAGAGATTACGTTAATCAAGTTAAAGTAGAGCGAGGATGTGAAAGATGCGGATACAACGACAATCCTAGAAATCTACAATGGCATCATGTTCTACCAGAAACTAAATATAAAGCAGTTGCGGAAATAGTTAGTGAGGACAGGTGTATAAAAAAGATAAATGCAGAAATAGAAAAGTGTATGTGTGTTTGTAAAATGTGTCACGGAATGTTGGAGATGTGATGGAAACCACAATATTTGGGCCACCAGGCACAGGCAAAACAACCACACTAATTAATTTAGTCAAAGAAAAAATAAAAGGTGGTATGGATCCGACTAAGATAGGTTTTATGTCTTTTAGTCGTAAGGCTGCAACAGAGGCAAAAGATCGTGCTACTTCAGAATTAAATTTAAATACTGATCAGATGATCTATTTTAGAACTCTGCACTCTTTGGCTTTTACTTGGATGGGTTTGACTACAAGACAAGTTTTTAAAGGATCTGACTACAATGATTTAGGTAGATTAGCAGGACTAGAGTTTAGAAGTAATCCTACTGTTAGTATAGAAGACGGACCTTTATTTCAAATAGGTGCAGGTGGGGACAAATATATGGCAGTCATTCAAATGGCTCGTGTAAGAGAAGTTAGCTTAGAGCAACAGTTTAATGATACTTGGGATAATACTTTACATTGGCAACAACTTAAAATTTTAGATAAAGCATACAGAGAATACAAAGAAGCCAAAGATAAATTAGACTTTGTTGATATGATAGAAAAGTTTATAAGAGAAGGAACTAGTCCAAAATTTGATTTGCTTATAATTGATGAAGCACAAGATTTAGCACCCCTGCAATGGCGAATGGTTAAGGAAGTTTTAGTTCCAAACTCAAAAGAAATTTACTATGCAGGAGATGATGATCAAGCAATCTATGCTTGGATGGGCGTAAAGCTAGAAGATTTTTTAAATGCTTCTGAACACAAGACTACTCTTAAAACCTCGTACCGTGTACCGAGTGCCGTGCACGAGTTTTCTCAGAACTTGATAAAAAAGGTCTCTATCAGACAAATGAAAGAATGGCAACCCACAAAAAAAGATGGCACTATAACATGGCATAGGGATATACTAGATGTAGATCTAACTAGTGGCGAATGGTTAATACTTGCAAGAACGAACTACATCACAAATAAAATATGTACTCGTCTCAAAGAAGAAGGTCATCTCTATTGGAGAGAAGGCACTGGTTGGTCTATTTCCCCAAATGTGCTTAACGGAATAGAGGTATGGATTAAACTATGCAAAAACCAAGACTTGTCTATGTCAGAACTGAAGAACTTTGCGAAACTATTGAACCCGAATATTATTACGAAGTCTGGAAGAAAAAGGTTCTCTCATCTAGACCCCGAACAAACTTATACTCTAGACGACATCATAGAGAAATGCAGTTTGAGCGTGACACGAGAGACACCGTGGCAGAAAGTCTTAAAAGTCTCGGATCAGGAGACTGCGTATATAATGTCAGTGAGGAGGAGAGGCGAGAGGATTCTGACAGGTTCTCCGAGGATTCGGATATCGACAATACACAAAGCCAAAGGTGGAGAGGCGGATAACGTAGTTCTTTTCCTTGACTCAACAAAAGCTTGCGTAGAAAGTTTAGACCAAGATTCTGAAATAAGAACTTTTTATGTCGGAGCAACTCGTGCTAAACAATCATTACATTTAATTGAACCAACAACTAAACATGGATTTAACATATGAAAAAAGACAGAGAATTTTTCTTGAAAGAAGCGGAGAAACTAATCAATGGACAAAGAGCCAAAGAATATGGACCTGCTAAAAAGAACCATCAACGTATAGCTGATATATGGACTATACTGTTGGATAAAAAATTAAATGGTGCAATCACTCCAGAAGAAGTTGTGGCTTGTATGATAGGTGTCAAGGTTGCTCGTCTTGCCGAAGACATCTCAAAGGACGATTCTTGGACAGACGTTATTGGCTATGCAGCTTTAGGTGGAGAAATTATAAATGACAAATCATGAACAATATCATTTTTTAGATCAAGATATAAAAGATATGTCTTGGGGTAATGTGGACTCTGATTGGACACCACCTCAAAGTTTTCCTGATCTATCTCAATACGAAACAGTTGGTATAGATTTAGAAACTAAAGATCCTAACCTTCTTAGTCTTGGACCTGGTTGGACGAGAAAAGATGGATATGTAATAGGGGTTGCAGTCGCAGCGGGGGAAAGTTCTTGGTATTTTCCTGTCGCACACAACTCTGGCAACATGTCAAAAAATATTGTTTACAAGTGGCTACGAAAAATATGTGACGATGAAAAAATAACAAAAGTATTTCATAATGCTTTGTATGATTTAGGTTGGCTACGAACAGAAGGTATAGAGGTCAAAGGCAAAGTTATAGATACTATGATTGCTGCACCTTTATTAAATGAAAATAGAAGATACTATAATTTAAATTCATTAGCAGGAGACTACCTAGGCACATATAAAGATGAGAAGATGCTTAAGAGTGCGGCAGAAGAATTTGGTGTTGATCCTAAGTCTGGAATGTGGCAACTGCCTCCTAGATATGTTGGCAAGTATGCTGAACAAGATGCTCTAATAACTTTAAAACTCTGGGAAAATTTAAAAGTTAAATTAAATAAAGAAGAATGTTCAAGTATCTTTCAATTAGAAACTGATTTACTTCCTGTTTTATTTGAAATGAAAACAAAAGGTG